TATCGGACAAAACGGAAGCCGAAGTTAACGGAATGTCCCGAGAAATGTTCGTCCCGTTATTGGAAAAAATTTCCTTTATAACGGAGGACCCGCCAAAGAAGAGTCCGAAAACTTTCGACCTTAACGGCGTTAAATATATGTTTTGCCCCGCTCCGGATAAATTAACGGCCGGGGAAATGGTGTCCATTGAACAAATGTTACTCGACGCAATGGAAAAGGAGGAAAGTTTTTTGCCGGACATTTTGGCAATACTTATCCGGCCGGCCATAAAAAAGACGAATAAGGAGACGAAGAAAAATTATTACGTACAAGAACCGTTCGACACGGAAATACTCGAGGACCGAAAAAAGCTTTTCTTGGATAAACTTTACGTCCCGCAATTTTTAACGCAAATATCGGCTTTTATAAATGGCTCGACTCGGTCCGAAATAATTTCCCGCTTATCTTCGGCGAAGGCGGAGGAAATAAAAAGAAGACTACGGGAAGAGTTGAGCCGCTAAAAAAATACGTTTGGTTTGCGTTTATAGAATCCTTATCTTTGGGCGACATAACAAAACACGAAGAAGTATATAAATTAAATTACCTTTACGTGTTAACGATTATGTCTTACCGAATCGAAAAACAAAAAGACGATGAATTTAAACGAAAACGTAACTCTAAATAGAATTACAGATATTTTAAAAGAGGTCGCCGAATGCCATTCGATGCTTTGCGGATTCGAAGTCGGAGAAACGGCGGCCCGAGGTTATTCCGATAAAGAAAAAAAGGAACTTTGCTACCCTTATCTTTGGGTTGACTACGGGGACACCCTTTACAACGTAACGGCAAATCGAACAATAAGCGACAAAGTTTATAATATGCGGCTTTTTGTAGCGGACAAACATTCGGACAACATAAAATCGGACGACGAAATTATGTCCGATACGGAGGGAATCTTGTCCGACGTTATTCAGTGGATTTTAACTTACCCGGAACTTAAAAAAATCTTGGTAAGTGTCGGAACCATTTCGGCAACTCCGGCAAGGGAGGCGACAAAAGACGACGTTTTCGGGTGGATTGCAACAATACCGATTCGAATTCCTTATAAATTTTGTTATTCAGATTTACCAATAGTCGAAAAACCTTAAACAAATGGCAATTAATCCGGTTCCATTCAATAGGAGTTTAATCGGAGTCGCGGACGACTTCGGAGAAGCCCTTGTCGACGAACTTAAATTCCAAATTGCGGATAAAGACAAATTCGCAACGGGGAATCTTGCGGATTCAATGTACTATGAAGTAAAGGAGGCAAACGGCAAAGCGGTTATTTCTGTTTTTGCCGCCAATTATTTTCGCTTTGTGGACCGAGGAAGAAGGCCCGGCGCAAAGATGCCACCGGCGGAACCGATACGCGCTTGGATGCGGGTAAAAAGTATTCCACGCCGCGCGGAATTCCCTATCCGTAGAGCAATTGCAAAGAACGGAATAAAGGGAATTTTTATAATTAATCCAACGATCAAAAAAATAACGGCGGACTTTTTGCCGAAATACGAAAAACAATTAGCGAATATTGTCGGCGTTACTTTGGTTAACGACGTGTTTAGTAAAACCAACACGCAAGGACAAATTATTCCGAAAAATTTAAGATAATGGCAATAACAGTATTAAACCAACCACCGACGTATTATCCAATATTTCACGAAAACGTATTCCGTTTGGATTCGACGAACAAGAACCAAACGAATTTTAAATACGTGTTCCGAATTGGAGTTACGAACCCGGCCGGAATACCCGAGCGAAAAATAAAAGTAAGTCCAGAGCCGGCGAACGGTTACGGATATTTCGACGCTCGAAGACATTTGCTCGACTTTATATTGCAAGACATTTTCGACATAACGGACGCAAATTTCCAAACGGCCCCGCGTGTCGAGTATATTATGCGAATAGACGAAGAATACGTCGACGGCGGAGGAAACAAAGTTATTAACGTAGACGAAGAAGTTTTCTTAGCGAAGACGGCTTATAATTCACACTTCGACCGAAACGAGTTTTTCGGAGGTCTTGGCGGAATTAATATCGATAATGTTCCGGGCAAACTGTTAACAAACATTCCGGACGACGCCTTGTTGTTCCAAGACGATAGGTTTTATTTTCATTTTATAGGACAAACGTTCGACCCGGCAAAGACGCCGTTAAAGTTTGTTATTCAAGAGTTGGACACTTCGGGGAACATTCTTGCAACGACGACAATTGCCGGAGGCGGAGGCGGTACCGGTTCGGATTTTGTAACGGCCGATTTATCGCAAATCGTATTTAACGCCGGGACATATTTTATAAATGTATTCTTGGCCGGGGCCGATAATGTCAAAATGACAACGCCGAAAAGATTCCGAGTTGCGGAGCGGCCTTGTTCAACACGAAAACAATATAAGCTTGTTTACTTGGACCCGAAAGGGAGTTACGTTTCAATTAACTTCGACGGCGCTTCCAATAAGACGAACAATTTTAAAAATAAGACATTCCGAAAATTTATCGACCCGGTAACGCAAAGCGAAACAAGCCGAGGCGTTCAAAGATATTTCACGGACGAAACGGAGGAATTAAATTTAAACACCCTTATAACAGACGAACAAGGGTCGGAAATGTTTTTAAACTTATTAAGGTCGAATCGAGTGTTTATCGATTTAACCAACGACCCGGACTTCGACAACGTGGACTTTTTTCCGGTTGAGGTGTTAACAAATTCAGTAACAGAAAAGAAAGCGGAAAACGAACAATTGCCACAATATGCGGTTAAGATTCGTTTTGCTTTTGAACAAATAAGCCGTTAAGCTATGCAAAAATTAATCGCCGGTAATTTCGAACTTGACTTGGAAAAGTCCGTTTCGATTCCTTTAGTATTTAAAATTTCAGATATTCGAGACATTTCGAAGCGTTCGGGGTCGTTCTCCAAAACGATAGTACTTCCGGGAACGGAAATTAATAACCGATTCTTTGACGGTATATACGATTTTAATAACGACTTTACGAACTTTAATCCGAATGTAAAAACGCCTTGCGTATTTTCTTTGGACGGCGACGAACATATTAACGGTTACTTGCAGTTAAAAACGGTAGTCCGAGACGATAAAGGGGAAATTAATTACAACGTTGTTTTATACGATAACGTTTTAACCTTTTGGACCAACCTCGACAAAAAGAAACTCGGGGACTTGGACTTCTCGGCCTTGGACCATATTTATACAAAAGACAACATTGTTACGAGTTGGGGCCACGCTTGGACCGACGGTTATTTTTATCCGATGCTTTATAATAGTCAATCGATTATTAAGACGACGGATTTTAAACCGGCGATATATTTAAAATATTTACTCGACAAGATTATTACCGACGCCGGCTTTACTTGGTCCGGTAACTTGAAGAGTAACCCAATTTTTGAAAAGGAAGTATTATTAAATTCAATCGACCGGCCAACCATAAGCCCGACGGTTGCGGCTTCGAAAACGTTCCGGGTTTCCAAATCCGCCCCGGAATTGATCGCCACGGAATTAGTACCAAATGCCCCAATTTTTATAGTTCCTTTACCCGTTGACTTCGACGACGAAACAACGCCGCCGAACCAAGATGCGAACAACCTTTGGAGCGTAAATAAGTTTACGGCGCCGCTTGTTGGTAACTATCGAATTAATTTACAAAACATTCGAACGCGAATAACATATAATTACACGGTTTCGCCGAATAATTTTTTTACGCCGAACGGTTACGGTAACGCCGGAATGGATTTAATTGTCGAAATAAGGGACAATCTTTCGAACTTGGTCGATTCTCAAATTATACCTTTTACTTTTGTTAACCAAGTATTAACAAGGCTTTCAACGAGCCGGGTTTTTGATTCTTTTTTTATAAACCAACCTTTATACGTTAATAACTTGTTGGACATTTATTTGGGGGCCGGTTGGACTATCGAATTATTTATCCGGCCAACGGGTACAAGTCAAATACAAAACGCGTTCGGAACGGCCCCGCAACCCGAATACACAATTACGTCGATTGAATTTTACGAAGTGGAAGGAGGAATCGAAAGTCTTTTCGTCCAATATGCTTACGACGACAACGTCCCGTTAATATTTGAAGACTTCATTAATACAGAGTTCGACCAAAAGGAAATTATAAAAGATATAATTGCGCGTTACAATTGTTTTGTTTATGTCAATCCGGAGGACTCCGGCGACATAGTGTTTAATATTAGGGACGAATTTTACGCAACGGCCCCAATTCTCGATTATACAGACAAGAAGGACTTTAACACACGGGACCAAATTAAGTTAATCGGCGAATTGCAGTCCGAAGAAATGTTATTATCTTATACGAAGGGCGACGACTCAACGAACAAAAGTTATACGGACGCCGTCGGCGATTCTAATATTTACGGACAATTTAAATATAACTTTGCCAACGAATTTGTAAAAGGCGAAAAGAAAATAACTTCGCCTTACAATCCAACGCCGTTAATTCAACACGGACACTATGGAACAATTATTGTTCCGGCGGTAAATTCTCGGGCGCCAATAACCGGAATGCGTGTTTTATTAGTGGCCGGACTTATTGAAGTGGGGAACGTTGCTTGGACGTTTAGTTATCGAAACGCGGCCGGGAATATTGTCCAAGATACTATTAACGGTTATCCGTACGCGGGACACTACGACGACCCGAACGCGCCGACAATCGACATAAACTTCGGGACGTTACCTTTTCCACAATTATATTACCCTTTAACACAAACAACAAGTAACAACCTTTTCAATCGTTATTGGGCCAACACGATTAACCAAATAGCGGACGGACGTTTGGTTATTTCCAAATTTAATTTAACGGCTTCGGACGTTTACTTTATAAAGAACAACCCGAATACGCGTTTATTTGTTGACAATAAATACTACTATATAAATAAAATTACATTTGAAGGGAACGAGGCTTTAAAAACCTTAACGACAATTGAATTATTAACAGTCGAGGACGAATTACAAATCGACTTTGTTATTACTCCAATATTAAAAACCGGCGATTCGTTGTCCGATTTGCCTTTAGGAACCGGAGGCGGAACCGGTGTTGGGATAGGTGTTGATATTGGAAACGGTGTCGAAAATAATCCGATTCCGAATTCGAATCCTTATCCGTTAAACACAACGGCCCAAGGTGTTAACAATACAATCGGCGCCAACCCTAACCGGGTAACAATTACCGGCGATAATAATTTCGTTGATAACGACGCGACCGACGTTTTGATCCAAGGCAATAATAATAGGGTTTTCGGCAATAATGTTACCTTAATAGGCGTAGACAATTTAACGGTTCGAGGCGATAACGTTTCGGTTATAAACGGAATAATAACAAAGGATTGCAAGTCCTCTATATTCTTTAACAAAATCGACGGCGGTTATAATGCTTTAAGGAATCCGGGTTCCAAATCAGAAATAAACAAAATTTGCGGGGAAAAAGACGGGGAATTTAATTTATTTGTTGTAAGTTTGTTCAACAAAATTGATTCCGACAACGGAATTACCGAAGAAATTTAATTAAATTATGTCGGGACTTGTACCAATAGACGCAAAAATCGTTAACAAAAGAAGCACCGTTACAACGGAGGTTCCAACGATTCCCGCGTCGGACGACCACACGGACGGAACTTGGTCCGCGACGGACGTTTATTCCGGAGAAATCTTTGTAAACGAAGCGGACAAAAAAATCTATATTAGAATTGCGGACGAAATAAAAGAATTTTCCTTGGCCGGTGGCGGAGGAATAAAAAAGGACGTCTTTAACTTGGACCCGGCCGGAGGCGGGGAAACTATTTTTACAACTTCGGCGGATATTTCCGGAGACTTTGAAGTCTTCGAAGGCGGGGTTATCTCAACGCGAACTTTTAACAAAACAGATACAAACGAAATAACGGCAACGTCGACAATTCCGGCGGGAACCGTTGTTACAATATTATATTAAAATGGAATTTACAAAAACTTACGACATTGCGGGAGGCGACGCCGATATTATTTTAAACGTTGTCGAACAATTCAAAGAAAAAGCGGCGGTCCAAGTGGACGCGGACGCGGTTTACAACGGAACAACGGGAACGGTTCAACTTGTACAGAGTAACGACCGGGACTTGCCTTTGTCAAAATGGCACCCGCTACCGGAAACGCCTTTAACTCTATTAACCGACGATAGTTCCTTACTTTCGACTTTTGCTTTTACGGCAAAGTTTGCGGCGGTTAGGATTTTAGTCGGAGACGCTACGGCGGGAGAATTAACAATTACGTCTAAATTTAAAAAATAAAGTTATGCCTAACCAACAAACCCCACAAATACCGGGAGGCGGAGGCGGAAACGTGGAAGACGTTTTAAACGCCAAAGGATTTTCCAACCGTGAAACGTTCAACGTTGGCGCCGGAGGGCAATCCGTGTTCCCAACAACAAAAGAAATAGCCGGAGACGTTACCGTCTTCGAAGGCGGTGTTATAACCGTTAAAAATGTTAACATTACCGGAACAAATGAAGTAACAACGGACACAATTCCGCAAGGAACGGTTGTCGATATTATTTACTAATATGAAAAATTTAATTTTAATACTTTGCTTACTGTTTTCGAGCGTGTCTTTTGCACAAGTTCGGACCTCTGTTTATTTGGTTCCGGATTCGACAACGGCTTTTTTAACTTTCCTTCCTTCGGGTTCCTTAGTTTACGACTTGGGAGCGAAAAGGCTTTGGAGTTTAACGGCTTCGGCCGGGCCAACGGACGACATTTCGACAAGTTCAAAAGGTTTAATTGTTAGCGGAGAAGCGAACGAAAAACAAAACGTCTATAATTTCGACGGGACGTTGCAAGGGAATCGGACTTTACAAGGTGGCGGAAATAATCTTGCCTTTCAAAACTTAGGGACATTTAATATAACTTCAAACGGTGGTAATTCCTGGTTAGAAACGGGAGGAAATATCGACATAATAAATACGACGGCCGCCGGGAGTATTGCTTTTAATTCGGTCTTGGGGAGTTTTTCTGCAAATGCGGGGACTAGTGGTTTTATATCGGCGCAAAATAATTTACGAATGGGGTCTTTTGGTGGCTCGGTAACTATACAAACGCCGGCGGGAGGTGTTCACGTTGGAAGCGCCGCAAACGCGGACGTATCGGCAATTATGGAAATAACTTCCACGACAAAAGGTTTTATCCCTCCGAGAATGACAACCGGGCAAAGAAATAGTATAATAAGTCCAAAAGAAGGTTTAATTATTTTTAACACAACAAACAACAGACACCAAGGTTATACGGGTTTCTTTTGGCGAAATTTATAATAATATGAAAAATAAAATTTTATTTATAGCCGCGTTATTTTTAACGCTTTCAAGTTTCGGACAAGTTCGAAAGGCTTCCTTTTTGGTTCCGGATTCAACAACCGTTTTCGGTGTTTCTCTTCCGGCCAACTCTTTAATATTTGACTACGGGTCGAACAAGCTTTGGAAAACAACGGCCCCGGCTTCCGCTTCGGACGACCTTTCGGCCGTTTCTAAAAATTTGATCGTTGACCCGGCGGCCTCCGGAGACGGGAACGGAATTTACGACGGAGGCGGAACGGTCCCAACAAATACGGACGTTGCCTTAACCGATAACATAGACTTCGAAGGGTCCACGGATTTAAACTTATTAAGGATAAACGGAACAAATAACCGAATCGGAATTGGATTAGACAATCCTTTTTCCAAGCTACAAATAAAAAGTAACGGGAACACGGCTTCGACATATTCTTTAATAATTAGAAATAGCGACAATTCTTTTAATCAATTAGCTTTGAGGGACGACAACTTCGTCGGAATAAGGGCGGGAGGGCCTACGGGTTTATCTGAAAATATAAGGGCGGACGGAAGTTTTTTCATTGCGAATGGTGGGTTAGTTGTTTCTTCGGGTAATTCCGGGGCGCCTCCTTATGCGGATATATTAGGCTCCCTTTCGAGTGGTTCCGTTGTTGCTTTTCACGCGGGAGCCAACACGAATACAAAAAACCTAACAGTATTAAACAACGAGGACGGCGAATACTTTACGGCGACAAGTTCGGGGGGAGTTGGAAGAATTGGAATTAATACGCCGGTCCCAAACGCGGCCGCCGCTTTGGAAATAACTTCCACGACGCAAGGTTTTCTCCCTCCGAGAATGACAACCGGACAACGGGACGCGATAACGGCAACTTCCGGGTTAATGATTTACAACACGACCACAAACAAGGCCCAAATATACGACGGGACAACGTGGCAAGATTTATATTAAAAAATTTAAACTTTAAAATTATAACAAAATGAAAAAATTATTATTACTTATGGCCCTTTTTATGGGTGTATTATTCACGGCTTCGGCTCAAACTCCGAGCGGTGTTTCGGTTCCGATTGTTACTTATCAAATAGACGCGACGGGCTATTCTCACGGGCTAACAATTAATGACCCGTTTTATGTTTCTGTTAACTCTTTAACGGCGGAAATAGACACGGCGGTCGGTTTTATGTTGTTATCTTATACAGTAACCACAACGGATAGTCTTTTGCAAAACAAAGTCCCGAACGATTCTTTACCAACTTTTAAAATATACCCTTTAACAATTGAGGCGGTTGACACTTTGACGCTCGACGGAATGGTCGAAAAGTATATTAAAAAGAATTTGGAAGACGTCTACGGAGCGGAGAACGTAAGCAAGAAATAAATGTCGTTTTTACTGTTTTTAATATCGTTGGTTTTAGTGTTCGCCCTTTCTTGGGTTGGAATTGCTTTTACCATTTTGAAAAGTTCTTTATTTCTGAATAAAGATTATATAAAAAGCTATTGGAAGCGGCTTGCAATTTCGCTCGATCAATTTGGCGGGGTTGTTATGTCGGGGCTTTTCAACGAGATATTAATAAAAGACGATAAACACTTATTCGGGGACCCGGACGAAACAATTTCGTCGGTTCTTGGGAGGAATCAAAAAGCCGGGACGTTGTCTTTTTTAGGACGGCGCCTTGTTGCTTTGTTGGATTGGTTGGACAAAGACCACTCCTTGAAATCAATTGAAGACTAAAACTTATATATTATGTTGACTAAAATTTGGACATTTTTAAACGGTAACAAGACGTTAATTTGTAGCTTTATTTTGTACGCTTTAACGTTGGACCTTGCAAAAGAAAATATTAACGCGGACGTTATTTCTTTAATGGAATATATTTTCCTTGCGTTGGGTGGCGCTTCATTAGCGCACAGAGTTAAAAAAGGTTTAACAACTAAAGAAGAGGTTGAATAATGTTATTACAAGCAACGGTCGACGGAATGGCCGACGTAACTTTTACACTAAAGGACGTTTTTTATATATGCGGTCTTTTGGTTTCTATTTTGGGCGGATATTTCTCCCTAAAAAATAACAGTAAGAACCAAGCGAAGGAAATCGACGAATTAAAAGAACGTCTTTTGGCCGTTAAGGCGGGTAAAAAGGCAATGCGCGTCGACGTTATTTCGACCGTTGAGAAAAAGGAAACTGTTTTACATAAAAGAATAGACACAATTAGGGACGATTTAAAAGACTTTAGAACTAAAACGGACGACGAATTCCGGACAATTAATTCTAATACGTCGGAAATTAAAACGGGCCTTTCTCGAGTGGAAGGAATGTTAACGCAATTAATTAATAAATAAAAAATATGAAAACAATAGTTGAAATTGCAAAGTCTTATATAGGACAAAAGGAAATTAAAGGAAATCAAGGCTTCGAAGACAAAGAATTCGAGAAGAGAATGCAAGCCGTTGGATTTGTTAAGGGTTGGGCGTGGTGTTGTTTGTTTGCGGAACTTTGTTACGTGTCGGCTATGGTCGATAAAAAAGAAGAATTAACGAAATTATTTTCGGCTTCGGTAGCAAGAACGCAAAACAATTTCGACGGTTCGAAAAATTGGAAACTTGTTTCGACTCCGGTTCCTGGTGCTTTGGCGGTTTTCAGAACTTACCGAAACAACAAAAGACAATGGCAAGGACATATCGGAATTGTTGAAAAGGTAAACAAAAGGGACAAGACTTTTACTTGTATTGAAGGAAACACGAACGCAAACGGAGGAAGAGAAGGAATCGAAGTTGCTCGAAGAGTACGTCGAGATAATTCGAAAAGTACTCGGGGTCTTGTATTGCAAGGTTTTATCGTTCCGGAAAAGTCAAAGAATGAAAAATAAAATATTTATAATATTAATAGCCGTTCTTTTTGTCGGTTGTGTTGTCCCGAATAATTATCCGAGGGCAAAATGGAAAGTTGACCGTATCGTCGACAAGTGGCCCGAAGTATTGGAGAACGACACGACAATAATACACGATACAACTATTGTTCCGGAAACGGAAGTCGACACGGTTTTTAAGGCCGCAAAACACGACACCGTTATAATCGAAAAGGAACGACTAAAAATTCGATTTGTAAGGGGCAAAAGGGACTCTTTTTATATAACGGGCGAATGTAAGTCCGATACTATTATAAAAAAAGTTAAAGTCCCCGTTTATACTATCGAAGAGAAGAATTTGCGGGGCGGTTTTAATTGGTATTTAATTTTGATCGGTGCGATAATTTTATTAATTGGTTACATAGGTTTTAATATATGGCGGAAGAAGTACAAATAATTAGTACACTCGACAACACGAAGACGTTAAAAGCTTTAACAGAAACGGAAAAGCAAGTCAACAAGAACACCGAAGCGTTACTCGGTGCGAACGAGGCCGCAATGGAAACTTTTAACACTATTGTTGCCGATAGTAAGGCCGCGCAAAACTCCCTAAAGAGTTTGCAAGAAACAAGCGAACGACTAACCGAAGAAATAGAAAACACACAAAGGGGGACGGCCCGTTATAAGGAGTTAAAGCAAGAATTAATTAACGTTAACAAAGAAATTAAGAACGTTGAATTATCTTTCGAGGCTTTGGACTCCGAGCAAGTGGCGTCCGAAGTTGGTTCCGTAGTTGGCGGATTAACCGACGTCGCGTCCGGGGCTTTTTTAACCTTGGGCGTTGCCGAAGAATCGGCCGAAGAGTTCTTCCAAACTTTGGCCAAGGTCGAAGGAGCGGGAAGACTTGTTAAAGGTTCAATCGAAGGAATTCAATCGGCGGCCAAATTATACAACAACGTAATTAAAAGCGGAAATTTATTACAACAAGCCAACGCCGTAACACTTGGAGCGGTCGGGGCGGCTCAATCTGCTTATACTGCAATTGTGGGAACATCGACCGGGGCTTTAAAACTGTTTAGGTTGGCCCTAATTGGAACGGGAATCGGTGCGATTGTTGTCGCTATCGGTTTATTAATTTCCAATTTTGACAAAGTTAAAGAAGTTGTCGGAAAGGTTGTCGACTCTTTCTTACCTCTAAAACTTGCAATCGAAGGCGTTATCGCATTATTGGAAGAACTCGGAATAATTCAGAGCGAAGAAGCGCAACTCGCTTTAAAAGCGGCCGAAGACCGTGTCGAAGCATTAGGAAAAGAAAAAGGAGCAATCGAAGACCGTTACGACTTCGAAATCGCCAAAGCAAAAGCGGCCGGAAAAGATACGAAACAACTCGAGCAAGAAAAAAGAACGGCGGTTCTCGAAAATATTAAGGAGCAAGCGAAGGCAATCCGAAGTCTTGTCCTATTGACGGGAGAATTTACCGACGAACAAAAAGAACAATTCCAAGAATTAACAGACCAAGCGAAGAAACTTTCGCAAGAAAGGGTTGTCGCAGATATTGAGGCCACAAAAGAGGCGAACGACAAGGCGGCGGAAGCGGCCAAGAAGAGAAGAGAAGCGGCCGAGAAGGCGGCAAAAGAAGAGGCGGACAAGTTGGCGGCCATTGCGCAAGAATTAGCAAATTTAAGAATTGCCGCAATTGAGGACGAAACGGAAAGGGAGTTGGCTTTGCTCGACCAAAAGTTCGACGACCGAATTACCAAATTAAAAGAAGGCGGAGCCGAAGAAATCGAATTAGCCGTCGCACTTGAAGAGGAAAAGGCGCGACAAGTTGCGGCCGTTCAAGATAAAGCGGAAAAAGAACGAAAAGCAAAAGAGGAAGAAGCGGCCAAAGTAAAGGCAGAAAACGATAAATTATTAATCGAAGCGGACTTCGCCAACCGACAAGCACTTGCAGAGGATGAGGCGGCCCGTTTAGCATTAGAGAACGAACAAAAATTAGCCGACGAAAGCGCGGCTTTTGAAGAAAGGAAAGTCGCTTTACAAGAAAGGGGCTTATTAACGCAAGAACTTGAAGCGGAAATCGAAAGGGCGCGACTTGCTTCCCTTGCTAATATACAAGCCGAGTTCGACGCGGCGGACCAAGAAAGACAAGAACAACTCCGACTTGCGGAAATAGACCGAGAAGAACAAAAGAGAAACGCAAAAATTGCGATTGCCGCAAGTGTTGCGACTTCGCTCGGTTCGATTGCTTCGTCGGTCGATGAATTAGGAATAAAAAGCGCGGGAGTTGCTAAAGGGGTGGCGGTTGCACAAATAGCAATTAACACGGCCCAAGCAATAAGCGGCGCCGTTGCGGCGGGGTCGAAGGTTCCGTTTCCTGGTAACATTCCGGCGATTATATCCGGAATAAGCGCGGTTCTTGCGGGAATCGTTTCGGCGAAAAAAGCTTTAGCCGGCGCCAAAGTTCCCGGAGGTGGCGGAGGTGGGGGCGGTATTCCTTCCCCAAGTATTCCGGCGGCGGTAGCGGGAGCCGGTGGCGGTATTCCGGCGACTCCGGCAATACTCGGAGAACCGGGAGAAGGCGGAACGGGAGGCGATACCCAAGCGGCCGGAGGCAACCAAATAGTTAAAGCGTTCGTTGTCGAAACGGAAGTAACAGACGCCCAAGCAAACGCGCGAAACATTGAAGAAAAAAGCGAATTAACTTAATATAATTATGGAACAATTAACACACGAAGGCAAGCCCCTTTTTAATATGGAAATCGACGAACAATCGGAGGGAATGAATTTTATTTCATTGGTAAAAAACCCGGCGACGAAGCGACCTTTTTTTACATTCAAGAAACAAGAAAAAAAGAAGGTTAAATTTTCCGTAACAAACGAGGAAAAACAGTTATTAACGGGCGTTGTAATGCTTGCAAATACTCCAATTTATCGCAAGGATCAAAACGGCGAAGAATTTTTCGTCCAATTCCCGAAAGAGGTTGTCGAAGAAATGGCCTTTAAGTATATGGAGAATAAATTTTCGGACCGTGTTAATATAGAACACGACCAAAACGACGAAGTCGACGGAGTTTTCCTTGTTGAGTCTTATTTGTTCGACGAAGAAAGGGGAATAAAACTTCCGGAATTTTTGGGAGAAGTAAAGCCGGGTTCTTGGGTTGCAACTTTTAAGGTTAACAATCCGGAAATTTGGTCCCGAGTTAAAAAAGGAGAATTCGAGGGCTTTTCTTTGGAAGGCGAATTCGGCTTAAAAATGGCTTTTAACGAAAAACATTTCGACAACTCGTTAAAAAATAGTATCTTGGACCCGAATTTGTCAAGTAATGACATATACAACGAAATTGTTAAAGCTGTATCGAATGCTTAAAAAACTTTCGACAATATATTCCACGACCGACAAGCGGTTTTTAATGTCCCATTTGAAAGACAAGGGGAAAAAGAAGCCTAAAAATTGGACGTTGATACATTCGGAGCCTTGCGGGGAAAACGAATTAAATTTCGACGTTAAGCCGCTTTTAACTCAACTAAGTAAAAAGCACGGATTTAGTAAAGAATATTTTGCAATCGACATAGTTAGCAACCCGGACGCCGAATCGCGTTTGGACTTTGGGCAATTCCGGGTCCGTTATCGTTATGTTATCGCAAAAGACCACGTCGGGGAAAGTCTTATTAAAGACAATACGCGCGAATTTTGCTCCTCCCTTGTTAGGGCGAACAAGATTTACCGACGCGAAGACATTAATATTATGTCTTTTCGAGGTGCAAACCCAATAGCAAAAACAAATTACTCAATATTTAAATTAAAAGGACATTGGAATTGTCGCCACGCTTGGGCGCGGGAAGTCTACGTCGTAGAAAGGGACCCCGCCGAAACGGAAAACAACCCAATTGTCGAAAAAGTAACTTTATCTTTATCAATTATGAGCAAAATCGAAAAAGCGGTCGCGGCCTTTAAGGCGGAAATGGGCGACCAAGAAATTACAAAAGACGTAATTGTCGAAATTAACAAGGAATTGTTAAGCGAACAAACGTTTAAAGACGTTAAAATCGACGACAAAATTTTAAGAATCGACGGCGAAATCGCGGAAGGGACTCCGGTTTCTTGGATTGACGGCGAAGAAGTTTCCGAAGTTCCAAACGGGGAAATAACTTTACCGGAAGAAAAGAAAGTATTAACAATTACAGACGGAAAAATTTCCGGAATCGTAGACGTTGAGGAAGAAGCGGAAGAAGAAGAAGACGCACCGGCAAACGCTGAAATGTCCGAAGAAAAAGTCGTTAAAATCGTAAAGGAAACTTTGTCGGAAGTAATTAAAGAAGAATTAAAGACCGTTAAAGAATCTTTTTCCGAAATCGTAGACGAAAAATTAAAAGACGTTCCGGCGTTTGCTTCAAGCAAAAAGAAGGCTTCTTTTAAAGCGGCCGACGAAGAAGAAGAAACACCGGCAAAAGAACCAAGACGCAACAAAATTAACGCGCCGTTTTCGGTTCCGGGGAAGAAGTAAAAAACAATTAACCAAGAATTAAAAGACCACTAAAAAAACGAATTAAAAAGAATTATTAATATTTAAAATTTTAGAATTATGGCTTTTGATCCATCAGCGTTAACCGACTTTATACAAGAAAATGTCGAGTTAATTATTACTAAAGCGGTTCTTGGAATGAATACGGCGAAATATACGACCGTTGTTCCGGGAGTTAAGTCCGCAACAAACTTAACAGACATCGACCCGGACGCAACTTTGCAAGACGGGTCGTGCGGTTGGAACCCGGGAGGGACAACAACTTTAAGTCCAAGAACTTTAACAGTTGCGGACATTATGAACCAAGAAGAACTTTGCACAAAGGACTTAGAAAAGAAATTCTTGCAAATTGAGGTTGCACCGGGCGCAATGGCCGGGGCGGAATCTATGCCGGTTGAAGAAATTTATATCCGACAAAAGATTGCCAAAATTAACAAGAAAATCGACGTTCTTATGTGGCAAGGGGACACGGCTTCGGGTTCTCCGGACTTGGACAAAATGGACGGTTTTATCAAAATCTTAACGGCGGACGTTCCGGGCGGACAACAAATCGCTAGAACTGCAAGCGTTAAGGACGACGTGGACTCTTTATTGGAAACTATTCCGGAAGACGTTTACGGGGACGAAATGTTAATCGTTTATATGTCGCATAAAAACTATCGTTTGTTAGTTCGTGAGTTTTTAAACGAAAACTTATTCCACCACAACACGGAGGAAAACGCGGAATTTACTTTCGATTATCCGGGCGTTAACGTTAAAGTTGTGGCAATTACCGGATTAACCGGAGCGGACGACATCGTTTTGGCTTCAATGTCTAATATGTATATGGGAACGGACCTTGCTTCGGACTTCGAAGAAGTGGACTTCTTTTATGACAAGGGCGACCGAGTACATAAACTCCATATGAACTGGAGACAAGGGGCGCAAGTTGGATTCCCGGAGGAAATCGCAATCGCTTCGTAAAAGAAAAATAGATTAAATTACAAACCCAAAAAAGGCCGCTACTTTGTGGCGGCCTTTTTTACAACACTTTAAAATTATGCCTTGTACATTAACTGCCGGCTACTCTTTAGACTGCCGAATTTCGGGAGGATTGGACGTTGTGTTTATTTCGGATTTGGTTAAAAACCAAGTTTATGGATTCACAACCGGCGAAATTATAGGAGGAACGGACGCGGCAACGGGTTCGGTTATGACCTTCGAAACAATTAACCAGGAAATCGAAACGGCTTCCGCAACGGAAACGATAACGCCTTCGACGGAAAACGGGACCGTATTTTACGAACAAGCTATCGCGTTGAAACTTTTCGGAAATACCGAAGAAGTTCGACAATTAGTTAAGAACCTTGCAAAAGGTAGGTTTACGATAATCGCGAAAGACCAAGAAGGACAAGACAAGATTTACGGAAAAAGAAACGGTCTTCGAGTTTCGGAAGGTTCAATCGAAACGGGCTTGGCCTTTAACGATTTGAACGGTGTTACTTTAACGCTAATCGGAAAAGAACCGGAGCCGGCAAACCTTGTCGACTTATCCGGAGACGGTGGCGGAGGTGCAATCGACGAATTTGTTATAAACGCGGCGCCTTGATTAATTTAAAAATAGGAATAAACCCGGTATTTGTAACGCTTCGCGAACGTGCGGAGCTTACAAACCCGGATTATTTGGTCGAATTGATCTTTAGAGACGAAACGACCAAAAACAAAGTATTAAAGACGGCCGATTCCTCGGCGTCTACCGACCGAGTAAACGAATTAACTATCGAAGTTGTTACAACGGAGGCGGCCGAAGACTTAGACAACGCGAAAGTGTTTTTAATTTCGGGCGATTATGAATATAATATATTCGAAAGTAACGACGGGACAAGAAATATAACGGGAAAAAAACTTCTCGAAAAAGGAATTTTAAACTTTAACCAAGATTTAACACAACAACAATATGTCAGAGACGAAGACGAATTTATCTACAAAGGATAATAAAAGAAAATCGGACCCGAAAATCGAAAAAAAGTTCGGGTTAAAATCTGTTAAGTTTTCTTTTAACGAAGAAATACAAAGACCAAAATTTGAAGAAGACAAGCCCAAGGGCTTTATAAAATACGGGAAAAATAATTTATTTCCCGACTACCTTTTGGACGTTTATTTTAAAAGCGGTAAGCATAATTCTATTATAAACCGTAAGATTAAAATGGTAGCCGGAAACGGATTCGAAGAACCGACCGACGCGGCAACAAAAGAAGCTTTACAAAATGAATACGGGGAATTTGACGCGAATAAAATCGCAAAACTTGCCGAATCGGACCAAGAAATTTTTAAAGGATTTGCAATAATTGTTCGTTGGAACAAGGATAAAAGCAAAGTCGCGGCCTACGATTATATGCCATTCCACAAAGTAAGGCAAGGAATCGAAGACGGTGTTTACTTTATTTCGAACGATTGGTCCAATACAAGGAAAAAGGAAAACAAGCCCGAAGAAATAAGGGAATTCAACACGGACAAGTTGCCGAAGAATTTCAAAACAATGACCGAAGAAGAACAAAAGTTGCACTTGGTCCAAATCTGTTATTTTACCGACGTTTCAGTCGGGACGGACGCTTATCCAATACCGAATTATTTTAGTAATATCGAATGGATATTAACAGACAACGAAGTCGGGAAGTTTAGTTACAACTTAGCAAAAAAGAACTTCTTGGGCGGCTTTCATATTGGATTTAATAACGGAATACCGGAGGACGACGAAAGGCAACAAGCCAAGGACGACTTTAAAGAGGAATACGGAGGGACAAGCGGCGAAGATATTATTATTACGTTTAGCGAACCCGAAGGCGAACCGGTAAATTTTAACCCTTTACCGTCGGCCGGTAACGAAGACATTTTCGAAACTACCGAAAAGAGGGCGCAAGAAAATATTTTCATTGCGCACGAAGTAGTTAACCCGGTTTTATTCGGTATTAGAGAACCCGGACAACTTGGGGCAAAAAATGAA